ACGACCTGCTCACCAAAGGCCAAACCGCTTAATTATATTTGAACCACAAAACGATTCATTATGCCACTCACTAAAGCCAAGGGTTATGGGAAAAAAGCCACCCAAAAAGCCGTCTCCAAAAACATCAAAGAGCTTACAGAAGCCAACAAGTCCAAGCCTAAAAGCAAAAAGCGAAGTAAGGGTCAGATTGCCGCTATTGCCTATTCTGCTGCACGCAAGTAATTTTGAATGCTGAATAAGATGGAGAACAATACCGTAAAAATCCGCTTTGAGATTGACCTTGACCTCCTAAGCAAGCTTGAGGACTTGGCCGAAGAAACAGGGCAGACGATTAAAGAGACAATGGTTAAGGCTTTGACCGATTATGTTGAACTCTACGAGGACACGGGGGCAGAGTCGCTTGGCGATCACCTGGAGCCTTACGAGACCACCGAGGAGCTTGACGAGGACGGACAGATAATTCGGGTATTCCCCGAAGACGATGGCTGTTAACGACAAAGGCTACATCCCCTACCGGGGCATCCTGTTCGTTGTCCTGCCCATCGCCATAGGGCTTGGTTTCCTCATTTACACGATGAAGGATTCCCCCCGGCAAATCATTGACAAGCAACAATGCATCATTGACTCCCTGGAGCATCGTGTGGCCCCTTTACAGACCCGTAGAGACACGATAAGGCAAGAGATTGTAAAGACCCAAATCAAATGGCGTGAGAGGCTCATAGAGGCTTATGAAGAGCCTGAGACGATATGGGTGGAGGCGTATGTCCCCTTGATGCTTGACTCCTGCCAGGAGGTCGGTAAATTGCTTGCGATGCAAGTGGGGATTGGGGATTCTCTCCTTAGAACCTATGACTCCCTGCTAATCGCATACAAGGCCAAGGACTCGGTTTGCGTCAAGGCCATTGCCACGAAGGACAGTTTGGCTTTGGCCTATAAGGAAAAGTGGGCGCAAGAAAGAAAAAACGGGCGCATTTACAGAGTAAGCGCAATAATCGGAAGCGCATTGCTTGGCTCTTCTTTGTTTAAGAAATAATCCCTATATTTGTCACACCACTTTTAGGGTTGTGGTTTTCATTGGAATGCCCGTGAGTAGGCTTTAGGGTGCCGAAAGCGGGCTTTTTCCATTAATAGAATCGGTCGCAGGGAGTGAATGTGGCGAAGACCTGGACTTCCGGCCCACGCCGATTCTTGGACTTCTCTCGCTCCACTTTAAGCTTCATCCAATAGCCTCCCAAAGGCTTCGGGCCTCGGCCTCGCTCAACGTGAAAGCCCATATACCCGTCTGCCCATTCTTCTTTGTACGTTGCCGTGCGCACTTGATGAACAGGCTTTTGAAGCAGCATTTTGGTTGAACGGTCATAGCGGTGAATTATATTTTGGTGGTAATAAAGTTCGTGGACGTGGCCCTGCCAAGTGCAATCATAGCCTTCCACCATAGCGAGAATCCGCTGGTCTTGAATTACTCCCTTGGTGATGATTCCTCCGCCTGCACTCCCATGATAATAATGTGTTACGAAATTGCTGGTGTGCAAGTGGTCGTAATGCATCTTGAAATCAATAACGCCCCCATAGCCTCCTATCTCCACCTTGCTACCGCAGGAGTGGTTGAGGATAGCGACAAACCGTTGCAGGATGTCGGTCTCTTGGTGATGAATGATGCTCGTTTCGTGGTTGCCATAGCCCACCAAAAGGATGATGTCGGCATACGGCTTGAACCACTCCACCGCCGTGTCCACGATGGAGTCCAGGTACCGCCCATTGTTGTGTTCGGGGCGAATGTCCTCCTTGCTCCTGCGTGGATCTCCCTTCCCTTGCATTAAACAAAAAAAGTCACCATTGACGATGACTTTGACATTCCTTCTCTTTGCTTCTTCCAAATGGTTCTTCAACAGCTCCCGGTCGCACTTGGGGTTGTCCCAATGGAGGTCGGAGATAAGGAGAAACTCTTGCTCTCTACCGCATTCCACGGAGTGAACATTCTTGCTGTGTTTCGTTATCATAGGTTAGGTTAAGAGTGGGTCATCGTAAAGGTCATCCATTTCAATCTTGAAATCGGTCAGCACCGACTCAACTCGCTCCTGCATCTCTGGTTCATCGCTGAAGGTGTGGTGTTTAAGTTCGGCCAAGGCGAGGTACATCGCAGGGGCTTGGATGGCCTTCTTGTAATTGACCATATCCTGCTCGTTGTTCGTGTCAAACTCAATCGTTATTTTGGCCATTGTGTTTTTTTAGGAGGTAAACAACCGCTTCTTCAAAGGTTTCGGCCAAAGATAAAAGTTCATCCCTCACATAGAGAAACTCCTTTTTGTTAAATCGGAGGATAATCTTCTGAGCCTTAGCGTTGTCCTTCCTCTCCTCTTCCTGTTCCAACTCTTTTTCAATCTCTTCGGGCATCTGCCAGACATCTATACCGCAATCGGCCAAGAGTTGAGCATCCCACTCATTTGCCAAGGCATCGTAATCGTAATCCCCAAAGGCCGAGTTGTCCTTCAGGGCGATGGCCTTCAGTTTCTCCAAGGGCGTGTCTGCGGAGAGAACCTTGCAGGGTGCCGAATCGTAATTCAGTTCCTTCAAGGCTTTGAGCCTCATATTGCCCCCAATGACCACGAATGTTTCCTCCAAAGGAAACACGATAAGCTCCCGAAGCTTGAGCATCTCTGGGTCATCCTTGAGGCTTTGGACGAGCTTGTGGAAGCGGTCATCCCGGATAAGCCTTGGGTTCTTAGGAAGCCCCTCTATCTGCCCGACATTGTTGCGGAGCTTATAGAGTTTGATTTCTTTGGTTTCGTTGAGCATCTCGGTTAAAATAGGTTCTTTACCGCTTCAATCCTTGCCTTTGCTATCTCAACATACTCCGCCTCCCGTTCTATCCCGACAAACGCAAAGCCTTCCAGCATGGCCGCCTTGCCCGTTGAGCCTGACCCCATGAACGGGTCGAGGACCGTTCCGCTTGGTGGGGTTACAAGTCGGCAGAGGTATCGCATCAGGTCGGTGGGCTTGACGGTGGGGTGGTGGTTGCAGCTTGGCTTTTTACTATTACTCAAGCCTTGGTATGTTCCTCCTTCATCCCCAAAAACCTGCTTTGCCTCCAACCCCTCACACCCCTCGTCCCTATCCGCTTTGCTTGCTTTGGCGCAGTAGAAGAAGCGAGCGGCGCTGCCGGAGTCGCCATAGCCAACAGTTTCCATCGTCGCACCCATGCCGTAATCGCCAACGGTTGCACCATTCCTCCCGCCGCGCTTGCCGAATCCACCGCCAGCCTGCGGAAACAGCCCCACCACCTCCTCGCTCCCATCGTGGATGAAGTTGGCGGGCCAGCGGCCTTGGGAGTGCTGTTCATAGGGATTTCTATTTACATCCTTCCATCCTGATTGAGTTATGCCGTTTTCCTTTCTTTCAAAATCAATTTTATCCTCAGTCCCCACCCTACACGCATCCACGTTAATCGCACCCGTCCCGTGTTGCAGGACGTTCTCGGCTACCGTGCCAATCAAGGGCTTCCGAGCCACCGTAATCGGTTCAAGTGCGGGTTTGAGTGCAGTCCCCCAGCCTTCCCATTGCTTTGCTTCGGGGGTGGCGGGGATATTTCCAGCGTGTTCGTGATAACCTAATTCTCTTGCCTTGGTCATCCATGGCCTTTCATCCAATTCATTACTTAACCCTTTGCCAGCTGTGCTATGCGCTGTCATTTGGGTTCGTATAACCTCCCGCTCCGCACCTGCCGCCTTATCAATCGCCTTGCTCACGTCCAACGACTTCGGAAACCCCGACCCGTACACCCAAGCAATCATGTCCCGAATCTCAAAGCCTGCGTCCTCAATCCTTACCGCCATTCGGTGCTGCGTCCTCGTTCCTGCAAATGCAAGAAGATGACCGCCCGGCTTCAAGACCCGAAGGCACTCGGCCCAAATCTCAACGCTTGGCACATCGTAATCCCACCGCTTGCCCATGAAGGACAACCCGTAAGGCGGGTCGGTTACAACCGAATCAACGGAGCAGTCGGGGAGGTTTCGGAGAACGCTTAGGCAATCTCCGTGGTGTAGGGTTAGTCTTTCCATTTTGTTTTAGGGTAAATCAATTTCTCCGAAGAACGGTCTCCTGTCTGCGCTCTTGGATCCCTTGCAAGACCACAACGCCCTTGCGAACCAATTCGGAGAATGCGTCTCCGTTTTGATACCGGCAGAGCGAGAGCAATAGTTGTCCCCCTTCGGAGTGCCTGGAGCAATGGTATAGCCTGATGCCCCGAATTGCACGGTCTTCCCATCCTTGGTGGCCGTGTATTTCTTTCCTTTTGCGGATGACTTGGTTATCATCCATCCTCTGAACTCTGGCATAGCGTTTATTTTAAGCGTCTGATAATCATATCGTGCGGAGCAGGAGGCACACCGCCAAAGTACGCAGGAAGCGTGTAGGTGATGAGCGGTATGCGAACCTTGAAGGTCGTGGACACATCGTTAATCCATACCGAAGCGTTGTTGCCTTGGTTGGATATTAAGCACCTGACCTTCTGCCCGAACTGAACCTGGCAGAGGTAGCGTATCTCCCGAACGCCATTCACATACGAGGTGGCGTACATCTTGATGTATTGCCCTTGCTCGTGGGGCATCCAACATACCCTTACCGAATTTCGCTTGTGGTATGGAAATCCAGACACGCCCCAAAGCTTGTTGATGCCATAGCCTTCCAATCCTGTTTGCTTGTAAAGGCAAGACTCCGTGAACTCGTATTCCCTCCGCCATACCGTGCCTATTGTTGGGAGCATCGGGTCGTTCTCGGCCCAATTCTTTCCTT